CTTGTGATATTGGACTGGCCTACGAACACGCTCAGGAAGTTCTGGGCCGATGCTCAAGTATCCTTGTTCATGGATAAGCTTGTGAGTCGTAGCCCTAGATTCATCCATATCAGCGACATAGAGACTGGTTGGATACACATGCCTAATCACTTCCATCATTACAGAGCCTTGCTTAAGTTGATAGGCATTACCGAGGAGTCATGGGCTGGAGAGTCCCATATGAGAGCTCAAATATTGAGGGAAGGCTACAGACAGATATTCGTCAACTACGTCAAGGACCGTTGGGGATACAACTGTATCAACAGAACCACAGGCGGTGGCGGAGACTACTTCCTTCTGGAGGCTTCATGACAATATTGAAGATCCACGGCACATCCGGGTCCGGCAAGACAACAGCAGTGCGGTCCCTGATCAACAAGAGTATACTGGAGCCAGTAGAGTATGACTGGCACTACAAGAACAAAGGGAAAGACACCAAGGCCACTATCCTAGAGATCATGGTGCCCGAGTGCTCTCGACGCATATTCATTCTAGGCAAGTACGACAATACCTGCGGCGGGGTGGACACTATCACAGATGTGAACCAGGTTGGACACATGATAGACTTCCTCCACAGCAAAGAGGGGGACATACACATCGTATACGAAGGTCTGCTGACCTCCACGTACTATGGGTGGCTGGGGAAGCACTCATGGCAATACGCCAATGAGTACATCTACGCCTTCCTAGACACGCCAGAAGACTTGTGTGTAGAGAGGGTCAAGGCTAGAAGGGTAGCTGCTGGTAATCTCAAGCCGTTCAATCCTGAGCCCACCAGAGAGAAGTACTCAGTTATAAACAGACTCAAGAACAAACTGGGACCAATGGGACATAGGGTAGTCACGTTGGAACACGAAAAGCCTATGTTCGAACAGATAATTCAGTTATTGGGCTAATCTGAATCAGAGTAGAATCGGGTCGGGGCCGACCCCTACTCTGATAAAGGTTATGATATGGCAACAAGAAAGTATGGCGTCTTGTACTTCCGGTTCGTCAGGACCATCTATGGTAAGATGAAGGGACCGGACGCCCATGGTACCAGCGATAATCTGATCAACTTGGTCAGAAACGCGGCCGGAAGGACCGCCATCGAGAACTACAAGCGAGCCGTCATTTATGACCGCAATACGGACAAGATTCTATATGTTCTGAAGCGTTACGAGGGGTCCATCACTATCGAGGCCCCTCAAGGAGAAACACATGCCAGTAGGGTTGCCTAGTACTATCACTCTGACGGGCACGCTCCTGTACTGGATAATGGAGCGCGAGAGGATCAGGAAGCGCAAGGAGGATGAGAAGCTCCCACGCCCCTGGTCTGACGATCCCATCTTCAGATCTACCAGGTTCACCAATATACGTCGTGAGGACGACAAGGTGACCAAGTGGATCAAACATAACTGGAGGGAACCCTACCAGAACCATACTAGCCTACCATTTGCTATGTGTATGGCTAGAATGATCAATTGGCCCGATACCTTGGAGTATCTGGGGTTCCCAGAAGTATGGGAGCCCCAAAGGTTCATCGACGAAATGACCGATAGATCAATGATGGGTCATAAGGTCTGGACCTCAGCCTACATGGTAACAGGGGGCTACAGCGAGGGTGGGGAGACTAAGCAACAGATCATAGCTAGAGTGCTAAACAATGCCTGGCTACGTGCCCCCAAGATAGTGGGGGTACGCGCGCTAGGGGAGGCACAATACATTCTGGAGGGCATCAAAGGCATGGGTACGTTCCTATGCGCCCAGGTCATAGCCGATCTCAAATACACCCCGATACTAGCCAAAGCCACTGATTGGTATGAGTTCTGTGCCCCAGGGCCGGGGAGTACAATGGGGTTGAACTTCCTTGCTGGTAGGGACCAGTACAAGACCATTAGCCCCATTAACTTTTACAAGGAGGTGAACCGCTTGAGACCATTGATCAAGCAGGAAACCGGGTACGATCTAACAGCTCATGACGCACAAAATTGCCTCTGCGAATTCTCCAAGTACGTGAGGATCAAGTACCTAGGTGGTAGGGGCAAAACGGGGTATGATGGAGGTTAATATGTCTAAAAGGGCTCATCCAGAAATACCACTACGTGGGGACCGCAATGAGTGTCCCTCTTGTGGTGAATTGTTCAATTCCTCAAGCTCCTTCGATAAGCATCGAGTGGGAGAATTTGCTGTCAAAGAAGGACCTAACAGACGTAGATGTTTGACCCCAGATGAGATGATAGCCAAGGGTATGTCCAAAGTAGACACACACTTCTGGGTTACAAAGAAGTTTAATCCGACATCTTTAGACAAGAGGAAGGGCAATGTGTAGCCTTCCCCGCGCTTCTAGGACGCGCCGCAAGGCGGGGGGTAGGGCTACCTATCCCGACCCCCGTCTCAAGGCCTTCCCGGAGCGCGGGGAAGCCTTCCCGGGGTTGTCTAGGAAGTATCCGACCCCCGGCCCGGCGGCACGGTAGAGCAGAAAAATCAATTTACGACAGTAAGTGTTTTATCCTATAATAAAGGTGTTCACCGGGGGAATATATGACTCGCACTGTAGGACAAGTAGCCAGAGACATTGTGGTAGAGTTCCAGGCTATCCTGGTAAGGACTAAGCCAGGGAACACTCCGTACTACATCATTTACTCGCGGCCGTATCTGAAGGAAATGCTAAATATGAATGGGGTCACGGACCCAGTAGGATTGGAGGATGGCGTTATGGTGATCTTGTATTTTCTGAATAACGCCCATAACTGGAGGGGGCCACAGGCCCGCCGTCTGAAGGCGGAACTCAATGAGATGCTAGAGGAAGCGAAGTGTTTATCATCACAGCGGACAACGTAGGTGAAGCGTACCGAATCGGAATGGGTCTGGTACGCGACGAGGGTGTAGAAGAGGACAGCAGGAACGGGGCACTAATGGTGCTCCCAGGTCCCCTGTTGACCCACTACACCAATCCTGAACGTCGAGTGTTATTTGATGTTGCCAGGGATGCTAACCCATTTTTCCATCTATATGAATCAATGTGGATGTTAACTGGATGGGACAACATACAAGTTCTGAAGAACTTTAACTCCAACATCGCCACTTTCTCAGATGACGGTGAAACACTCAACGGAGCCTACGGGGATCGTTGGCGTGTCCACTTTGGCTACGACCAGATACCTGTGGTTATAGCTCTACTGGACAAAGACCCCACAACACGGCGGGCCGTACTGGGGATGTGGGACACCCGAGAGGATCTGGTAGACCAACATAGCAAGGACCTGCCCTGTAATACTCACATCTACTTCCGCAGACGGGACCGCTACCTGGACATGACCAGTTGCTGCCGCTCCAACGATCTGGTATGGGGTTGCTACGGGGCCAATGTAGTACACATGTCAGTACTGCATGAGTACATAGCGTCAAAGCTACAATTGAGACCTGGGTCGTACTATCAGTTCTCAAACAACGCTCATGTGTACAAGAGGCACTACCATCTATTGAAGCAACCAGAAGCCTCTCGGGGATATAAGTACAAGACTTTGACTATGGATTGTTGGCTGATAGGATGGGACGATGACTGTCGCAAGTTTGTAGCTGACCCCTACCAACTACCCAATAACTACACCACTCCATGGTTCGAGGAGGTCATGGCCCCACTAGGGCTAGCCCACCAAGCCTACAAGAAAGGGCTTATTGACTCGGCTGTAGATTTCGCCAGGCAGATAGAGGCTGATGACTGGAAGATAGCTTGTATCAACTGGCTTGAACGCAGGAGGAAGTGATGCTTCATTTCTATGAATTGTACGCAGCTGGCGCGATCAAGCGCTGGCATGTGGCCCATACGATCAAGGAACAAGACCTTGCCGCTCATTCTTGGGGAGTGGCTATGATTTGCGCCCATATCGAGCCCAAGAACTACAAGCTTATGATGGCCGCCCTAGTACATGATTTGTCCGAGTCAGAGACTGGCGACATCCCATACCAAGTTAAGAAGATACACGTCAAACTGGCCAAGGAGGCCAAAGAGGTGGAGGGACTATTCAATCGCTATCATGGACTGGAGTTCAATCTAACAGAGTACGAGGAGCATTGCCTTAAGTGGGCCGATATGTTCGAGCTATATCTGTTCACTTTGAGAGAAATGGGTATGGGGAACCAATACATGCTCCAGGTACACAACCGAGCCGTCGAGGCTTTGAACCATATGACCGCCCCCAATGAAACAGCTAGGATGCTATGGAACAAGCGAGGAGAGCACGCATGGAATCATCGACTTCAGGTGCCTGTGTCGACCACAGTACAGGTATGACGCGGCCCCATTACGACCATTGGATATGGGACAAAGGAGTATGGACCGACTTTGTCAGATGCGGCACCTGTGGCCGAGTTGAGCTCTGCGTACGTCCTCAGGGGCTCAAGGAGAAGTACCAACAAGAAGACGCCAAAGAACTATGGAGGCACTATGGAACATAGATCAGCTTCTGGCCTTGAGGTCCCCAAGGCTAATGACCGTCAGGTAGGTGGGTCCCACTACAAGAACAAGGGAGGGGAGGAACATTGGGACAGAGCCTGGCGCCTACACTATGATCCTTTCCAATACATCATTACAAAGTGGGTGGAGAGGTGGCGGGACAAGGGAGGCCTGGAGGACCTGAAGAAGGCTCAGCATGCCATCGAGAAGTACATAGAATTGGTGGAGTCGGAACAGCGGGTACAATCGGCTATCGGTAAGGGCATAGACCTTGACCCTGCCGAAGCAACCAGAGGATACTGTAAACAGTAAAAACAGTAGACGCCAGAAGATGAACGGGTTATAGTAGAGTACCGGGTCCCCCCCGGCAACTTGTGTAGGGGTAACATGAAGAAACCTGCTAACTTCGCCAGAACTACCAGAGAACCCACGTATGAAGATGACTACGTGAGTAACCGTAGAAAGGAGAACAACTACATCGACGCCTGGACCATGCTCTCCTGCTTACTCATTCTACTCATCACGATACTTGTCCTAAGCACCTAGCCGCTCCACCATTTATTAGACATGGCCACTGGGGTTCTCAAGGCGTCAGTGGCCATTTTTGATTTCTGTAGGGCCTCATAAGTACCCATAGGCAAAGCATCCTGATGAGGTCCGGCCTTGTAGCCAGAATCCATGGCTTGGCGTTGCTGTTCAGCTAGATCGGCCCTAGCGTATGTATTGGGAATCATACTAGTGCCGCCAGACATACCGCCCAGACCCATTATCTTACCCATGTTACTCGATATATCTCCACCAGTATCCCCGCCCATACCACCCATGCCAGATGGCCCAGAAGGGGGCCCACCTCCACCGCCCATAACGCTACCAGCTAACATGCCGGTACCCATACCGGCTGCGCCGCCAGCTAATTTACCTACTAGTCCACCACCAGCAGCGTCACCTACGGCCCCACCTACTCCACCAGATAGGCCACCTACTACGGCCCCGGTGATGGGATTACGACCTTGAATAGCTGATGTGACTGCCCCCCTACCTGCTCCTTGAAGAGCCCCCTGCTCCCAGGGAGAGAGGGTGGAGTACCAAGAAGGGTTGGCTAGACCCATGGAAGCCATATCAGCCGAAGAGGCACCAGCTAATCCTGTAGCACTCTCGGGGATCACACTAGATCCAACACCAGCAGCCTCGGCGGTGGTCAAACCAGCACCAGCCCCTTCAGCCGCAACAGTCCCACCTGCTCCTGCGGCCATACCACCAGCTAATGCCGCACCAGCTAGGGGGCCGCCAAACATGATTAACCCCGCAGCCAACGCATCACGGCCTACGCCTGACCTGTTCCAGGTAGTGCCACCAGTGTAGTTGCCAGACGGGTCATAGGTACTTGAACCTCTGAGACCCTTCTCTCCTATGTCGAACATACCCTCGACGTTGTAGCCTGACTTATTATCCCCAGCTATCTTGTAGGTCTGGCCCGTATCTGGATTGGTCCACCTAAACGCATTGATACCAGAGTCAGGTACGTAATCCCATGACTGATTCTCGCCGCTGCCGCTACTGGTTGCGTAGCCAGCTTCGCTCAAGTTCTTACCGGCGTCTCTGTCCGCCAAAGCTCTCTTGAGATCAAGACTACTGTAATAGTCCTTGGTAGCAGCTTGAGACATATCATTTACCGCGAATCATTTCTATGAACTTCATAGCCATACGCCTATCCCAAGTTGGTGGTTTGGGTTGAGGAGCAACGGCTGGAGCCATAGGGGGAGCTACAATAGGCTTGTTAGCTGGATTACCAAATTGGCTCTGAGTCATGTCTCCCTGGGGCATAGGTTGTTGAACAGTACCACCCCGACCAAAAGCATTGAATCTCTGCAGTGCAGCCGCAGCCTCTGGATCTCCTAATGCAGCCCGCTCTTGGAGTTCAACTAGGGGATTGGCCATGAGCAGTTCCATTTAAAGGTTTATCTGGTAACACTAATGGTTGCTGCGCGCTAACTTGACGCTGAATCTCGGCCAGGAGGGGGGCCACCTCAACATAAGGACGTTGGGCCAATACCTTGACTATGTAGTCTAGTTGAGGATCGGTGAATTCTAAGTTCATTGATTCTTCTCCACAGCCATCCAATGTACTGTTACACCAACTTTGCCATTGGAAGAATTATCCGTTACAAGTACAGAGAAACCATTAGTGTTGACCCCAGTAACCGTAGTCCAAGCTATATTACCTGGGGTGGAAATAGAGCTAGCAACTACAATGGGATTAGTCATAGCAGCTGCGAAATTAACGGTAACTGCCCCACCAGATCCTGTAACAGTAGTACCTGCTTTAACTGCAGTTCCGCCTCCACCACTCCAAGGAGGAGTACCTGTAACTACAAGATTAGCAGTAGTAAGAGTGTTCCCCACATTGACGTTACCGTTACAAGTAACTGGGGCATTAAAGGTCACGACACCGGTAGCTCTATTGATCGACATAGGAGTATCAATAATAGCACCAGCATCATTGCATCTACTGAGGCCAAAGTTAGCCCCGTTATTGCCCCCAGTCTCAGGAGCCGAATCAGCCAGGGACATATACCATCTGGTATTACCGTTATGCTGACCCACAAGGTTAGACGACTGACCTTGTGGATTGTTCATTATTAATTGGACAGCGGCGGTGGAAGCTAGGGATAAGCCACACCAACCAGGTTGAGACTGTACGTTGACCCCGTTAATCAGATACAAATTAGCAGCAGAATTGCCCTTGTTGATACCAAATATATCGGTACCACCCATTGCAACTTTTAGCGTACTAGCGGCTGGACGATACAAACCATTAGTTGGCTCGTTAGCAAACGTAATGGAAGGTGCCCCAATGGTACCATCAGAGAAAAGACCAGACGGAGCACTACCGGCGGGGACCCATGGTGGAGTACCAGAAACAACGATATTAGCAGCATTGATGACCCCAGGCGTAGTAATATCACCAGCAGTAGACAACGTACCGTAGACATTAGCGCCATCGGCAGTAATGCGAAAACGCTCAACATTACCGATAGCTGCCGAGAGCTGTCCCACACTAGATCTGTACCATCCCATAGATGGCTCGGAAGCAAACGTCATTGCTGGGGACCCGACGGTACCATCTACAAACTTAAAGGGGGCCACCATGCCAAGCAGGCCGTCCCTGGTTATTACGTTGTTTAATTGTAGGGCAATATCATCCAACGTATTGTTAGCCCAATCCGTAGTGATGAGAGTACCATCAACTACGGGGTTCTCAACTGGCAATGTATAGTTGCCGGAGCTATCACGAGGCATATACGCTCCTATGGGTTAGGGACAGCAGACGCCGTGGCTGATCCCGCTCCTCTAGCCAACAACATAGACAACATCTGAGCCCTTTCCTTTTGGCTGGATACGCGGTCATACTCACTGAGTAGACTTCTCAATCCAGCCTCGTCGCCTTGGGCCAAAGCATTAGTCAAAGCAGGCTTATCCTTGGGAGAAACAGCGCGTAGGAACCTAGCAACGGCTATTCCAGCCCTTGTGGCATTCAGTACCTTACCTGTTCCTGTAGCCGCAGCTACTCCACCAGCAGCTGGGCTGTTAAGAATCCGCCCAGTAGCGTCGAGAAATGGTGAAGCAGCATTAGGAGAGCCAGTATCCAAAGACCTAGACCTAGCTACATCCCTATTAATGGCATTCACAGCAGCAGTCTGAGTAGCTTGAGCTGCTGGGTCAAAATACCGTTCAGTCACCTTCTCCAGCTGTCTTCCCCATTTCTCCTGTTCAGCCGGAAGCAGCCTGAGCTTACCGCCAGAGGTCTTGAGCTCGGTCTGGGAACCTTGAATTAAGTGATCGATCAAATCCTTCAAGTTACTTCTTGATCCCTTACCATACTGGGCCAAGATAGCCTTCATCTCATTCTTGAACTCATCCCTCAGACCAGATGACTCAATAGCATCGGCTATGTCCTTACGATGTAAGTCATTTACCCTGGTCTTACTCAGACTCTGCCACAATGTGTCCCTGGAGGCTCTCCCAGCAGCTCTAGCTGTATCGGCAGTAAGCTGATCTATAGTCTGGAATGCCCCCGGATTAGCGTTTCTGGAAACACGCTCCAAGTCTTCCCAGCCCGGTACTCCAGCCCTAGACGCAGGAGTAGCTGCAACACCAGTAGCGTTAGGGGCCACAGCATCAACACCAGCCTCGGCGGCTGCTCTACCGCCAGCAGCGTTAACCAAATCCTTACCAGCCTTGAACTCGGGTCCCCGTAACTTGTCTATAGCCCACATAGCTGGCCTACCCAGAGCTCCCAATATACCTGTAGCAGCCCCAGTACCAGCAGCAGTCTGGGCTGCATTACCCAATCTGGTCTCGCCCTCATGGGGAGCCAACATCATCTCAGGTACAGCTGACGCCCCTGCGTTACGCAGTATGTTCACTAACAAACCAGCTTCACCGGACATACCGGCCCCGGACGCAAAGGCTAGGGGCAACCCAGCCGCAGCTTCACCAGCCTTGGCCCAACCTCCCCCGCCGCCCATATTATCAAGAGTTTTGTCGACAAAGTCCGTAACAGGCTGAGTCAAATAAGAGTACGGCTGACCAGTGGTAGGATCAATATGTTTGCGATCAGCTACGCCAAGACGCCCACGGAAGAAGTCCTCAGCAGCAGGTAGCACGCGTCCAGTGCCGTAGCGAATAGCCCCCATTCCCAGCTTCTCAATGGCGTTCGGCTCAGGAATATAGGGCTGAGACCCATTTCTCTCACTATCCATCTTACGAATAATGGCTGTATGTCCAGGTCCGGCCTCAGTCGAACCTGGTTTAGCTGAGGTCGAGGCCTCGGACCAGCTTTTCCAGTCTTCACCTGATGAGTCAGTCGGCGGGGAATTAGCCAACGCTTCTGACGTCCTGGCTGCATACGCCAAGTTTTCATCTGTAGTATTGGTGCCCTTTTCAGCAGATCTACCTCCGTTGAAACCAGCCATAGCCTTGTTCCAATCCTTGGTCCTCTGATAGGACTCCTTCAGATGGAGGGCAGCAGCCTCAGATTGCTCATCGGCGGTGGGGCCATAGGCGTCTACACCATAGGCCTTCTTAAACAACATTCTAGTGGTAGGAGTGAATTGATACACTCCCCTAGCGCCCTTCCTGGATATCTGATCAAAATTGGATCTTTCACCAGCGGTACGAATGGCGCGAAGAACAGCTGTAGGAACACCATGCTTAGCTGAAGCCTTACGCTCAGCCTCATCCCAGGCCGGATCATCATACTTCAGATCGCCTGACTGAGACCAATTTTCCCATTCGTTCATGGCGCGATCCTGATCTTACCATCTGGAGTCAGGACCTTGGTACCTGATTCATATTTCTTACCAGGCTCGTATGGTACAACTCCGTCTGGCACACCACCCTCTGGGACAACGACAGGTGTTACAGCTCGACTGGACTCTTCTGACGCGGCCTGGGGAGTAACTTCATTTCTAAACTGATTCTCCACACCCTTCTCACCAGTCTCATATCCCTGGAGGCCTATCTGACGAGCATAGTTGAGGGCCGTAGTCTTGTCCATACCGTGCATCCTGGTAATACGATCCAGGATACCTTGTTGGATCTCACGACGGCGACGAATGGCGTTTCTAACCTTGGCTTCCCCATCCCATGGGTTAACCGTAGTAGCCTTCCACGCTGCTTCCTCACCAGCAGTAATAGCTGCGCCAAACAGCTCATGACGTTCGACGTTATCCATGGACTTGAAGTCACGCCACCATTCAGTAGCCTTCTCAGCTTCTGGGCTACCAAATCCCAAGGTCTCACCGAACCAGCTAGACCTAGCTTTGTTAATCCACTGAGACGGGCCCAACATAGTAGATGGGTCAAAGTTCTCATCAAAGTGGTCTTGACGAGCGATATTACCAGTCAAATTGTCGATCTGCGAAATGACCTTATCGCTCAGAGGTTTGGTCCCATTTTGTGAGGCCCGCAACTTAGCTGCATCAGCCATCTGAGCTGTACGTGCTGCTGCAGCTTCAAATGTACGATCAGTCCTGTAGCGATGAGCCGCTTCGTTCTTATCAATACCATATATCTTGGCCATAGCCGCAATCATGGCATTCTCGGTACCAGCATCGGCCTTGTACTTAGTACCAGACAAATTGGTTTGAGCTACATCTTTCTTACCTTGTACGACTTGGGCCCCCAAAGTCAGCTTAAGGATACGCTCAGCTTCAGAGTCTGGGTCCTTAATGAGAGAGTCTTCCAGGATCTTATCAGCGCTCTTGGTTAGGGAGGGCACACGCCTAGCCTGAAGAGCCCACTTAGCCCGATCGGCAGCAGTGGCCTTCTGAAGAGTTGACCCCATGAGGGGTTCGCCGCCCTGAGTAGGACCGGGAAGCTCAGGACCAGGAACCTCTTGATCCTGCGGAATAGTTTGAGACAAACGCTCAATCTCAGATTGCTCAGCGACCTTCTGACGCTTCTGAAGGTCTAATACCTTCTGATCTTGTAAGTCAGCAGAAATGCCGCTCATCAAGGGACCGAGCTGTTGAGACCAATGGGGGGCCACATAATGCTGGAACCCCCCATTACCCACCGTCGTACCTTGTGCGGCCCCAGGAACAGGGGCAGACGCAGCAGCGCGCAAAGCCTTAGCCCTAGCCTGAGCCATCGCTATTGGGTCAGCTAGATTTAGATCGTCATCTTCAGGAAGGTAGGGCATGATCAGAACTCAGTAGGTGTGTACCCATAACCACCACCGCCAGCGCTACTCCAATCCCAATTACCGCCCCAATTACTCAGGTCATTGTACGGGACACTAGCATCACCATATGGGGTAGCCCCCAGCGGTGTAGGACTGGTTCCGCCGCCGTTGAACCAATTGCCCATTTGACCGCCCAGCCAACTACCGGCCGCACCAATACCGCTGGCTATGTTACCACCCTGGCCCTGCAACAAGTTACCAGCTAGTCCTAGATAGCCAGCCCTTCTATTGGCCGTATTGGCCCTATCAGCATTTTGTTGGGCTATACCGGCATTGTAAGTATCCATACCGGCATTGTAAACATTGGGGCCGTTGTATCCTGTAGCCCCTGGTACATTAGCCAAGTGCTTAGTTGGGTCGAGGGAATCCTTCAAAGTACCCATACTAGTCAAGCCTTGCATACCAGCCCCATACATAGAATTGGCCTCGCCCACTCCTTGCTGTCTAGCTTGTAAGGCACGATTGAATATGTTCCCATATTCTGTGTTACCAGCCAAGATGGCGTTCTGATAAGCCCGCTCATCCATATCGTTCAAGTTTCTTTGAGAGCTATTATAGGCATCAGAACCCATAGTCAAGCCCATAGCGGCCAAGCGAGAGTTCTCACGATCCCGAGCTTGGTCTAACATAGGACGCTGCAAGGCCATATTGGCGTCTATGGCCTGCTGAGACGTACCGGCCGCACCCATAAGACCTGGGACATTGTTATAGTTCAAGCCTTGACCTACTTGACCAGCCAGAGTCTGCTGGCCACTCATAGTAGTATTGAACAGTTGCTGCCCCTGGGGGGACATATTCACGTTCTGCGTCCAGGCCCCAGTAGTGGGGTCCCGAGACCAGTTAACACCGCCCCACTGGTTATTCTGATCAGGACGATTAGCTAGGGTCTGTTCCCCAGCAACGCCCTTGTTAATAGCGCCTTGTTGATTAGCAAGACCAGTGAAGTCAGGGATAGGGATAGCCATCAGAACACCGCCGTACTAGTGTTAATGGTGTAGTCAGTACTGACCCACGTTACCTCGCTACCAGATCTAGCAATCATGCATAAAGATCCAGCGAAGCCCATACCAACTCCTTGTTCCCATTGTCTCTGAGAACGAAGGCTACCAGACCATCTATCTTGGCCCCATAAGGCTATGTTCCAACGGGCCACCTTGAACAAACTAGGAATGAACCCAAACACTGGGGTCTTAAATTCAAAGTTATAGGCTATAGCTGAGCCATACTCTACGTCCCCAACTACAAGGAAGTTGGGACGATACATACCTACCTGCTTAGACACGGCAGGGAGGCCATAATAGCTGTAAGCCTGCTGTACGATAGCTTCAATCTTATCGCCACTATGTCCTGTGAATATATTCAAATTATCTGTGTGTCCCACCCAACCTTGCATTACATGGCCGCTATCGTCCAGGAAATACGGCAAGCCATTATACTCAGCGAAACTGACCGCCCTCCAACCTTGAAACTCACACCACTTGCCGTTAACCACGTTCTCCACGAACTGACTAGGACCAGTTTGATCTATGGATGGGACATTCACCAACAACATGTTAAGGGTAGAAATGAACTTCAATTCCCAACCGGCCAGGTCCGATAGGAGAGTGGCTATATCAGACAGAGGCTGCTGTACGTTACGCGCCTCCACCGTATTCTGAGCTGAATTAGCTTCATCTTTAGCGTTAATCAAGGCTTTGAGGGACACCAATCCCTGCTGGGTAATCATCTTAAGATCGCCACCTACCTTGTCCCAGAAACGCCGACCAGATACAGGTTTACCGGCATAGAATACACCCTTCAGTACCCAATCGCCGGTAGAAGAAGATGGGTCAATACCCCCATAGACAGCTATGTCCCCCTCAGACGATATAGCGACCAAAAGATCATCCATGCCCGAACCAGAGTCTACCGTCCAAGTAGCCAAACTCTGTAGGTACCCGCCATGGGAGAACAATGGGCCAAAGTCAAACTTAGTCCAGGCACCATTGGCTTGCTCGGCTGGAAGATACCAACCTCTAGTAGACAACTTCTCTACTGCCCATACACGCTTCTGGTGTAGAGTCAGATCGACCAAAGAAGTATTTGTGACTCCTGAGCCAGTCCAGTCAGTAGTTGTTATTCTATCGTATGCAACAGGAGTGCCGTGGACCCATATAGGGTCATCCTGACCAGACACCAATATAAGATGAGAACCGGCTGAATTGGACAACTGAGTATATTCCCATGTATCGGTACTCAAACCAGATACTACAGGAGTAGTAGGGGCTGCAGCTGTACTAGTAACATCATACATGTTGCCGCCATTAAAGACGTACAACTTAGAACCGCCATCAGAAGCTGACCACGATACTATGGTACCGCTAATCTCTGATTGCAAACCATCCACGTGTACCCGCGTTCCCCTACGCATATAGCAGCCGTACACCTGCGGATACCAATTAATCAACGAGATAGCATCAGTCTCGGGCATACCTGCGATGGAGTCATAGGCATTGAGACCCCCTACAGGGGAAGCAACAGTACTGACTCCAGCAGGCATTACACGTTCCAATTACCATCAGGGATGGAGTGGGGACCAATGAACACAGGAGTAGATCTGGGGGCCAAATCATACACCTGCGCCCCGGAATCCTTGCCCTTGAGGGCGTCGAACATACGGGAGAAATCAGCAGCCGTAGCTTGCGTGTCGTACCCCTTCAGTTGGTAGAACTTCAGCTTGACGAACTTGATCAACAGCCAAGGATTATACAGACATACGTCCCCGTCCTTGACGACCATATCCATCATGGAAGTATCTGACTTGACCCACGTACTTTTGACGTACTCCATAGTCAAGGTATACGTAGTGGTGGACTCAGGTACGGGGAAGACACAAAACTTGTCGTTCTTGACCCGATACCTCATTCTGGGGAACGAAGCAACGACACCACCCTTGAGATAGGCCCACTCCTGGGCCGACTTCGGACCCAAGAGAGGCCAGTGATTGGTAACATCCCATTGAGTCTGATCTACAAAGTAGGCCCAATCCTCTGGGAGGTCGTACTCACCCTTACCCGCCTCCAGCACTATAGAGTAGGGGGCAGCAAGCTGCTCCCATGGATAGTAGTTCAAGAGCTCATTGCCTGCTGAGTTAAGGGCCGCCAAAAGCTGTGACCCCTGAGGGTTATCCAAGTTCACTACCGTGGTCTGTACGGGCAGACCAAGTTCGGAGGACAACTGCTTCAAAAGGTCTACTGCGGGCCAGTACTTAGCAGGCATGATACCCCCTTACACGGCCTTGGCCTTTGGCTTCATGAATTCTTCTAGCCTGGCCGTCAAGTTAGCAATTTGTTCGGCCTGCTTAGCATTCAAAGACTTGAGATTATCAATCTCCATATCCAATTTACCAGTAACAGATTCGCCCTGAGAGGCAGCCAAGAACCGTTGCATGCGTTCCCTAAGCTGACTAAAACCCATGATTCGCTGGGACAGAGAATCAGGAATGTTGATCAGCTGTTCGATAGTCTTGATATTCAAAGCACCGAGCTCAGCTACCTGGGATCGGGACATCCAGGGCACCTCGGCCAAAGGTGTGCCCTCCATAGGCGCCTCCTCACGAGCCTTAAAGTTTTCCCATTGGCGGCGGAAGCGATTCTGGTAGTGCTCGGTGGCCTCGGTAACCAAGGTATCTCTGGACCCAGGGGTCAAGATCTCAATGTAGGGAATCTCCACGAACATGGGACGACCTTCCCTCTGAGAATTGAACTTATGTTCAATAGTTCTCATGAAGAATCGAACCAGCAGCTTGTCGTCATCCTTAAACTGCTGACCATCTTCGTAGATGTTACCTTCAAATACCTCGTTCATATTAACTCCAAGTTCCCGTAGCAGTGGCCCAAGCAATGGCCGTACCAGTGATGCTAATAGCCGGAGTGGTATTAGCGGCGATGAGAGCAGCACGGACAGGATCGGGCTCTACTTGGTTTTGACGAGCACCGATGTGACCATTCTGCATATGATTCGCTGCCGCCCTAAGAGCAGTAGACGTACCGATCATATCTTGAGCCGCTACTGCATTACCTTTAGAGGTAACAGCGGCAACCGTAGCAGAACCATATACAGCAGCCATATTAGCTCCTTAAGATTGGCGGCCCAAAGCCACCTGAAACGCCTCCATATCCGCCGAAAATAAAGCCACATCGGCGGTGGTAAGGCCGGACCCAATACTGTATCCGCCTAAAGTATGTGCCGAGGGGAATGCAAGAGAACCAGAATCATTTCTACCAAAAACATATACTTCACAATTCGGGAGAGCTGTATGTGTCTCCAAAGCAGTTTCCGTGGTAGACAATTGAACCCCTCTTTTATACAATCTATGATCAATATTGGATACTCTAGAACCCACAAAATGTCCAAAAGGAGCAACCCCCGTCGCAGTAGTTATGTTGCCGGGACTGCTACTGGCGTACATACCAGAAGCCAAATTATCGCTAAACCCGGCCATAGATAAATAAAAATCAATTGCAGATGGAAGATTTTGCCTACAAGAAATATCCAAATGAGAAGTGCCAGAGACACCTGTCTTCATGTAAACACTTAAATGGGTATCAAAAAGAACCAAACTAGCAGAAGGTATCAAACCAGTTTTCAAATACTTACTGGATCCATTACCTTTAAGTCCGGTTGTCTCACTGTAGTCACCAGCTACTAATCCTACGTTCGTGTCGAGAGCAGATCCGCCTCCAACCTTAAGCGGAACCAAAACCGCAGCAAGTTGATCTCCACAAAACAAATTGATCCTATTGATCTTAGACCAATAACCATGGGATTTAGCGGCTTTCACAAAAATATCAATAGCCGAAGACGTAGATGCTTTAACCGTACCACTATTAGCGATTACCGCAGATACCCAAGTTGAAGTCTCGACCTCTGAAAGAACAGTAGCCATAACCGCACCACCAACAGGTACAGTCTGACCACTTAAATTGGTGCCACCGTCCGGCATAGTTCCACCGGCTGCAACAGGAGTAGTGGCAATATCTAAAGCAAGTGGAGCTCCAGCATAACCAGCTGCCTGAGCTGTAGTAGTATTCGCAGAACCAATAGGTTGAATTCTAACTTGATACCCATCGGTCATACCAGCTGGTAAAGGGGGCCCATATACACTGTTTGTACCGAACCCGATCCCAGTAGTCATACCTCCTAGCTGATTAGAAGCAGTAGGATCAAATAACGACCCAGGGGCTCCTGTAGTCATTCGACCTCCTATGTTCCCGGATATTTAAGACCCTGACCACCATTCCACAGGTCAGTACATTCCTGATCAGTAAGCACGCGGTTCCACATCCCAATGCTACTGGCGCGCCCGTTCAGGCCGTTGGTGTTGGTAGGGGCCTGACCACGTAACACACCGACGTTTGAATATGAGTTGGAATTGGCTGTGGTCTGCGATGCAGTAGCTATTTGTACATTATTACGCAAGACAGTGGACGCTACGGTGGAAGACTTACGCCAGATCAAGAAGGTCCATGCATTGAGAAGCTCCGAGAGGCTCATGTCCTTGTCGACGGACCCGTCGTAGAAGTGCGTGTAGCTCGTACAAAACAAGCAGTTCCCCATCTGGTAAAGTACCCCATTGCTCTGCGTTGCGGTGATGTAGTACCAGCCGCAGAGGGTCCAATCATTTAGCAGGTAAGTATTAGCGTTCTTGACTAGAGACAGCAAGTTCGCACCAGCTGGTAGCGCACACTGCGGGTACATAGGCGCGGACAGACCATCGCCCACCGTGGAGAACGGCACTGAGCCAGTGGGAGCGGTGCCTACAGGTACGGCTAAAGAACCGTTCAACGGTAGAAATTCAATACAACCAGATTGAGGGAATACAGCAACATATAACCCAGTAGCGCATAAGCGGCCTAGCGAATCAACCGGCAATCCGCCAACGTAACGCGCAATAGCACCACCAGAACTAGCGCATAATGCCCCATTTGCCGCTATAGCAAGTCCACCTTTGTAGTTAACTGGAGTACCGCCATCGGAAACACAAAGGCATCCTGTCGCGTCATACCCCAGTCCGGCTATGAACCGAACCGGGGCAGAAGAGCGAACAACAAGTTCTCCGGTCAAGGCTGTAGGACTACCAGCATTGAAATTAGCAATGCTAGCAGTCGTACTTACCTTAACCCGGCCACCAGAGTCCCGCGACAGGACGCCTTTGTTGATGCTCATTCGAACATCTTCCCTTGGAACTGCAAACCGGAAGCCGTCAGATTGCCCGCCCAAGCCAGAATCTGTACTTCGGCGTCTTGATTCACACTGTAACGCTTATTGGGCGACAAAGAGACCATGTTGCGATCCCGATGGGGACGGTAGAAGATGTACTTGCTGTTAAGCATGTACATCGTCTTCGTTGGCATACCACCACCGATACCACCATCCAGAATGACATCAGCATCCATGTATTGGAGCGTCACGAACCCACGGGTGGCCGAGTCAGTCTTCGTGAACCGTTGCTGCGCCTGCAGACTGGACACGAAGTAGGCCCAGTAGCCATTGTCCATGAGGATCAGGTCGGGGCGATCAGATCCGCGGACGAGGGAGGCCCACAAGGCGTTCATGTAGTCGGTAATGTTAGCCGCCGTAGTGGCCGCACCACCGGTAGTAGTTGCCTTGAAGATCTTGTTCCGCCAGAAAGTCCACGTAGCACGGTCGATACCACCGACAGTACCAGAGGTGGGATCGGTAGCCACTTGCTTCAGCAGACCATCGATTTCCTTGCCGCCAGAACCCGTGCCATCGCTGTAAAGGCTGATAGCGATCAAGTTCGCCATCGACGCCTCGGCCACGTTGATGCGGGCTTCCAGCAGGTCGATCATGCGCTCGGGACCGCTGTTCATCAGCTCTTCCAGGCCGCTGATAGTCACCGGGCAGGCCGCCTGCTTCCAGTTATACTCAGCCGCACTGATGACATCCTGGGCAGCGATAGGCAGCGTCTCATAACCGCTGTAGAACCCAGCGTTGCCGTTAGCAGCAAAGCTGAGTTCCTGCATGATCGTGTTACCACCCGAGACAGTCTTGACGTTACCTCGACTGTTCAGACGGTCCAGCAGCGCGTTGTTCTTGGTGACGTTGTCGGCCACCGTCTTGGAACGGCTCTGGATGGTAGTAGCGATGATATCGCTAATTGCTGTGTTTGCAAAGGCCATGATCTCTCCTAGTTAAGTGAGTGCAGTCTCAGGGATGGGCGGCGGCTCGTATGGTACGTCTGGTACGTCTGGTACCGATGGGGCCACTACTTCCACTGGCGGACTTGGCGCCTTAACGACAGGAGGATTATCGCGAGGCATTGGCATGTGGGCACGGCGGAAGATTGCTCTCACGATTATCTTCCACTATGCTGCCGCCAAGCAGCCTCGATTGTCCCTCGCAAATCGGCCGGATCAACCTTTTGATTGAAAGTTGCTGGACTTCCATTTACTGACGAGGAAGCGTTCAGCGACCGCTGGGCTTCAGCATGGGCCCCAAGGGCTTGCTGTCTAGCTGCGGTTGCCTGTAGCAACTTATTGGTCTCAGGGTTTGCCCGAACGGCGCGATTATACGCCTCCGGGGGCGTCAGGTAAACCCCCCTTCGCGCATACAATTCGACGATATCCGCCATTTCCTGCCGTACATCGTTGAAATATGGATACTTCTCAGTATCTTGCTCCATTTCAGCAATTTCCGCTGAAATCTGAGCCTCAGTCTGTCTATCGCGAGCCTGAACCTGAGCCTGCTGATCTCTCACGAACTGTTGGAACGGGGCCAACTGCTGAGCGACAATCTGATTTATCTGAGCGTTGGGGGAAGTAGCGATCACTTCCTCGCCAGACAGAGCTGAGTCCAAAGCCGGGATGTCGATCTGATAGTCCTTGATCAACCTAGCCATATATTGTGCCCTCTGCGCAGGAGGAGCAGAGGACAGCAAATGATCGGCCATCATCAAGTTCTGGATAACCTTCAAAGTGGGCAATCCAGCAGCCTTGTACCTAGCTTCGTATGGGGCTGAAATCTCGATCAGCGCTTGGTGGGTTTTCCTGGCTTGGCCAGATTCGTTAAGGACTCTGAGAAACTCACGTTCCCGTCGAGCCACTTCTGATTTGACTTCGGTAGAGAGCTTGTCCCAATGGGACTTGGCGACTGGCTTCCAGCTTTGCGGTGCGCGTTGACTGTCTTCACCAGTGGGTTGGCCTTCGGTCTTGGCATCTGGTTTCTCCTCGACTGGAGCAGGAGCAGGCGCGGCGGGGGCAGCAGATACAGGCTTCTTGTCTTCAGCCAAATAAGGCCGCTCCTCTTGTCTCTTTGACTCGACTGGAGCGGGAGCAGGCGCAGGGGATGGAGCCGGTTCAGGAACCGGAGCGGGTGCAGGAGCGGGCGGTGGGGGAGCAGCAGCTTCCGCCGTCTTCACTGCTGATTCGAGGGTTTCCCTGAGGGATGGACCCTTTTCCTCAACAATCATTACAAGTATCCTTTCTGCTTCATAGTCTTGATAACTTCTCCACGAATCGCCTTACTTTGATCGGGTATTGGAGTGTTCACCGTCTGATAGGGCAATCCAACAAGGTCCCTGTTATTAATGACGTTATGTCTCTTGTTATGTTCCCTCATACCAGCCCTACCTGAGTACACCCTCTGATCTATGGGGGACACAAAATCACCCTCATCGGGTATAACTACAGGGGCACGACGAACCGTACTCTCCAAATGCTTGAGATGTTCATCGGACCCCTTCTCTACCAGACGTAAATCTGGTAGTTGTACGTAACTCTTTCTCATGCTGGCGGAGTATCGTACACAGGTTCTAAGCTGGGATCATCAGGGAAAGCCTGAAGATGCTCGATGGGATAGTCTACAGCTCCCACGGCCTCAGTCGTACTCTGCGGCGATACGGGATCATCCGGATTGGTGAAAACCGGAAGGTCAGCAGCTTTGGGTTCCCCATCAAGGCCGTCACGAACTTCGACAACCCGTTTATCAACGGGCAATCCAATTTCGTATGTGGGATCATAGTCGCGCTTCTTCATTCGTCTCTCCAAGTTACAGCCTTAACGGTCCACATTTGTCCTTCTTGCACCTTAGTGATAGCTAGGGACAGCATACGCTTCGCCTCAGGAACTTGAGAGTCGAAGCGCTGCTTTTCCAAAGCATCAATGAGATCGGCGCAAGACCTCTTGATACCATCCACCATGGGATCGCCACTAGGATTGAAGCTAAGACCAACAGCTCTTTCGCCAAAAGTACTCACGGCGTAACTCCATAGATAGCGTTGAGGGCTTCGGCTTGATCAGCGGTCAATGGCTGAGTACCTACCGCAGCTATATCGGCTACAAAGGGACCATCGGTAGGGCCGGCCACAGGCATGGGATCTGGATCCATTACATCAACAATGGGCTCCAAGGCTGCGCCAACATATGGACGATGGAAGCCCGCAGGGAGCACCTCATCCGTAGATTGAGTCATGGCTTCCGGGGACGGATCACCCATTTTCACTTCTGTCATGTGCTCTCCTATTGACGCTTAGAGGCGCCTGGGTTAGACTTCAACAACACTGAACGCTTCACTTTTGCTTCTTGCTTGGAAAGATCCAGCTTTTGACTGCCAGCAGCTTTGGATTGAGCAAGATCCTGTTCCCCAGCTGCTTTAGACTGAGCCAAATCTTGCTCGCCTTGTCTCCTAGACATTTCAATTTCTTGCTCCCCTTGACGACGAGCCTGTTCGGACTCAATCATAGAATCTTGCATCTTCTGCTGAGCCACTTGTTGGTGGGTCTGAAGATCAACTTGACTCTTCTGGATCGTCGCCTGAAGATTCTGCTGATGCTCTTGAGCCTTCATTTCAAGTTCCTTCTCCTTGAACTGAAGATCCATTTGCTTCCCAGCCATATCCATCTGCATTTCTTCACGCTTAAACTGCAACTCTTGTTGCTTAGATTGCTGATCCAAAGCAGCCTTCTGCTGAGCGATCTGCATGTCTTGCTGACCCTTCTGCTGGTCAGTTTGTGCCTTCATCTGCATAGCTGCAACCTTCGGGTCGGGTTGCGGAGGTGGCGGCGGCTTACCTTCAAGAGCAGCAAGTTGCTTGTCGATCATACC